ATGATTACGCAATGGATCGAAGAATATTTGTCCGCCAAAATCGCCGAACGCCGCAGCCCTGCTACCATCACTACCTACCGCATCCGGTTAGGACGGTTTGGTACTTGGGTGCTCGAGCAACCGAATCAGGTGCTCACTCGTGCGTTATTGCGGGCCTACAGTGCGTATTTAGCCCAACAAAACATCAGCATTACCAGTCACTATAGTTATCTCAACGATGCCCTGGTCCTCGTGCGCTGGCTTGCTGAAGAAGGCTATATTCAACCCGTTAAGACCGATAAACTCAAACCCCGATTACCAAAGCGCTTACCTGCCCACTACACGATGGATCAAATTAAGCGCCTCCTGCTGGTTGCCGAGCTTCGTGAAAAAGCCATGCTCTGTGTCTTACTGGATACCGGCGTTCGGGTCAGTGAACTGATTCAACTCCGCCGGACCAGCTTTGACTCGGAAGGCTGCGCCATGATTCTTGGCAAAGGCAGCAAGGATCGGTATATCTGGATTTCATCCGTGACCCAAGAAGTCCTTCGAACCTACATCGCCAGTCGGACGGATACGAACCCTGCGCTGTTTGTCAGCCATCGCCAGCAAAAAACCCTGACGATTAGCGGCGTACACCAGAGCTTCGATCGCGTAGCTTCCGACGCGGAGATCCGCAATGATGTGCGGCGTTTGATCCACTCCTTTCGTGCCACCTTCGCCCGCGAACTGATCAAGAAAGGCCTTGATGCAGAAAGTCTGCGGGTGTTGATGGGCCATGAAACGATTCAAATGTCTCTGCACTATGCACAACTCTCATCCCATGAGGCGACCCAAAATCGGCAAGGCGTGAACCTCCTCGAGAAGGTGGAGTCATGCTTATAAGCCTCCAGTATGCCCACCTATCCCGGTAGAAACAAGGGAAAAAGTGTACAGAAAGTCAGCACGTTTTTGACAAAAAACGTGCTGATAGGGGGATCTATGCCCATCGATGTTGGAATTGGTTTGGCCATGGCCACGATGCTGTATGCCGTGGTGCTTGAACGCTACAAGCACTATTTGGAGCCAGATTGGACGTGGATTGAAGTGGTTGTCGGAACCCTGCTGTGCGTGACAGCCGCAGGGATCGCCATCCGCCTTACGCCGAACGCCAGCTGGCCCCAGTATGAGCACCAGATCATCGCCAGCTTTGGCATTGGTGGTGGGGTCATTATTACGTGGCAAGTCTGGCGCATGATCAAACGTCGCCAACAAACCCGTGCGGTTGTCTTTGACCTCGTGAATGGCGACCACCAAGAAAGGGATGTGGATGCCACGGCGACGACTGCGTTGGCCGAACGTGGTGAACGAACATCGACTCGAAGCGCTGGCGAACGCCGCGCAATCGTCGAAGCAAGCTATCCGAGCCAAAGAGTTGCTCAACCAAGTGGTGCATCAGCGCTATCACTTGAACAATCCCGAAGCCGTCGAACTCATCCTGACCAAGATCGCCCTGCTGCTCGCAGAGATCGAGGCCAATCAGGAACGAATTCAGCGCCTCTTGATTGATGCAGCCCACGGCGAAGAGAAAACGCCCGAGTCGTAAAACCCAGTTGCCCCAATGGCCATTGTGCGATTGGGGCAGCATCCTCATTCCCTGCCCATCAATAGAGATAGTAGTGTGCTGTGGTGAGCATCCTCCCGCAGCACCGAGGATAGATCAATGACGACACCGTTATACGCGCAAGTGCGCACCGCCATCCAGCAATTGCTCGCAGGCCAAACCCTTGACCTGAGCCGAGACTGGGGCGAATGGTTATCAATGATCCAAAGTTTGGTGTATGCCTTTGAACAGGGCGGCGCTGCTGCCGTCCAAACCGCGCTGGAAACCGCGATGCGGGTTGATAGTCGCGTTGCGGCGCTGGTGGTTGACCCCGCGCCACCCACAGCTTTGCGCACGATGCCACCCTTACCGAGTGACTTGAGCAAAGCCATCCGCCAGCACGGCGCATGTGGCCACTGGCTCGATACCTATATCAACTACGCCAGTTATGCCAGTCCGGTCACGCCCGCGATTTTTCATGAAGCGGCAGGCCTCTTTTTGGCGGCGACCGCGATCGCGCGGCGGCTGTATTTGCAAATTGGCGAAACCCAGTACTACCCCAATGTCTATGCGCTGTTTGTGGCTCCTCCTGGGCGTTATGCCAAATCGACAGCGATGAAGGTCGTCGAGCGGGTGTTGCGTCGCGCAGGTCTTGGCCATTTGCTGTTACCCGACAAAAGCACCCCTCAATCGCTGCTCCAGCAGTTTTCGACCGTCATTCCCGACAAGCTGGACAGCTACAGTGATTACGACCGGGAGCAATGGCTACTCGCTCGCGCCCAAGCCGCTCAACGGGCATGGCTGCTTGATGAAGCTGGATTTCTCTTCAGCGATATGAAAAAAGAGTATATGGCCGAGCTGCTCTCGCTCTTACTCAAGCTGTTTGATAATCCCGAGTACTTGGCCCACGAAACGATCACCCATGGCCGAACAACCATCCGTGATGCCAGTCTTTCATTCCTTGGCGCAACCACACCGAAAAACATTGAGGAACATCTGCGCAGCGAAAAGCTATGGGATGAAGGCTTATGGAGTCGCTTCGCAATTCTGATTCCTGAGCACGACCCAATCTATGCTGAGTTCCCTGATGAACTCACTATGCCCCCGGCGCTACTCGATGGCCTGAAACAGCTTGATTTGCTGTTTCCCAAGCCTGACGCTGAACTGATCGATGATGTGCCCGAGGAGAATATCAAGCGCTTTGTGCGGATCTATAACGAGCATCCCCCCAGTGCCATCCGCCTCGCGTCCGGGGTCATGAGTCTCTGGAAGCGCTATGACAAGGCCGTCCGGTTTGACCTGCCCAATAACGGCTTACCCGATACCTTGTATGCCAGCTATGCCCGTTTCCCGGGGCATGTGTTGCGGGTGGCCATGATTCTGGCCGCGATGGATTGCCCTGAGTTACCCGTGATGATGCAGCTCGATCATCTCAAACGGGCGATCAGCATCGTCGAGCGCTGGCGCAATGACTTGCATCGGATTTGGAGCGATGGGATTCAGAGTGAAGAAACCAAACTGGGCGATACCATCCTTGCCATCCTACGATCATCCCTTTCTGGATTGACGGTGCGCGATTTGTGTCGCCAGACTCATCAGTCCAAAAAAGAGATCACCGAAGTCTTGGAAGTCTTACGCCTCGCAGGCCAAATTGATGTACTTGAAACCAAATCTGCCAATGGGCGCACCATGCAACTCTGGAGGTATAGCGCATGAGAAGTGTCACAGTGTCACAGAAGCGTCACACATCGTTTGTGACGCTAGAAACCCACTCAGGGAGACGCTTCCTTGAGAAGTGTCACAGTGTCACAAGGGGACATGTCCAATTTAATAAGGAACATGTACGCGAGACCTGCAAAGCTCCCAAAATGGCCAGAATACTGTGACACTTGTGACACTGTGACACTTCTCCGATTTATCCCATTGGAAAGCCCTAAATCGTTGATTTTGGCTGCGTGACACTTCTGTGACGCTTCGTGACACTTCTCGTGGGAGGGTTCAATGATTGAGCATCTTTCGGGCGATGATTTTCTTTCCTTGGTTGGCCAGCGCACCGCCCTGCGCAAAGTGGCCGCAACCAATGGCGGTGAATGGGCTGGAGCCTGCCCCTTGTGTGGTGGGAAGGATCGCTTTCGAGTCCAACCGCATGGGGATCGTGGTGGCCGCTGGTGGTGTCGCAGTTGTCGCGATGGCCAGCCGTGGGCTTCGGATATTGATTTTGTATTCCTGCGCGATCAGGGCTTTATCCCCAGCAACGATCATCCAGAATGGCCAGAATTGATCAAAGGGGCTTTTGCCACACTGGGGTTGACGATCGAGCAATCACGGCCATCGACGAGAGTCGTCCCTGACCCTGAGCCACCGACTGCCTGTGAGCCACCCGCAGCGCTCTGGCAACAAGCTGCCCTGAGTTTTCTTGGCTACGCGGTTGATATGTTGTGGAAGGATGGGGAGAGCCAGCCCTCGCCACGCACCTACTTACACCAACGCGGCCTAACCGATCACACGCTCCGCTCTGCCGCGATTGGCTATAACCCCAAGCCGCTCTACCGTCCGCTGCACAAGTGGGGACTGACAGACCCAACGAAAGACGGCGTGTGGTTGCCTGCGGGCTACGTCATCCCATGGTTCTGTGATGGACAGCTCTGGAAGCTCTCGATTCGCCAAACCACCCCACGCGACGAGGGAATGAAATACGTGACGATTGCTGGCAGCAGCAACGTGCCCTATGGCATTGATACCTTCCGCGCAGGTCGCCCCGGCATTCTGGTGGAAGGCCCGATTGATGCGTTGGTCGCCCAACAGGCGCTCGGCCAATTCGAACGCCATGGGCAGCCACTCAGCGGGGTCGCGGCGATTGGCACAACCCAAGGGCGCAGCTTTCGCTGGCTCGTCCAATACAGCCTCTGTCAACCACTCTTCATCGCCACCGATGCCGATCAGGCAGGCGATAAGGCCGCTGCCTATTGGCTCGATATCTTCAAAGGCAAAGAGGTTGCCCGCATGCGGCCTGACCCGCACGATTTTGGCACGATGGTCGTGCAGTGTGGTATGGATTTACGGGCGTGGATTGCCACCCATCTTGATCGATGGTGGACGAGCGACCTCGCCCCTAGCCCGATTCAATCGGTTGCCTAAGACCTGAATGTTTTCTCCTGATATTTAGCGGCGATGGGTGGGTGTCATCCATCGCCGAGGAGCCTTTTATGACAACGATTGTCCATGGAGCCAATATCGGCCATGGTTATGTCAAATATACAATCAATACTGGTGATCACGAAGAAACGATTATTTTCCCAGCACTGGTGGCTCCCGCCAGTAGCACCGATGGCAATCTGCACGATGTGCCCACCGTAGATGTTCACGGCACGCTGTGGTGGACAGGTGATGATGCCCTATTGCATCCGGCTCCCTTATCGCTCCGCTCGCAACAACGGCTCTACGATCGCCACATTATCCCCGCACTGGTCAAAGGAGCGTTACAGCGCCTCAAGCAGCCCTGTGGTGGTGCATGTGTGACCGGACTCCCCGCTGCCTGGTCCGGCGAACGAGAGTTGGCCGTGGCCTTGGGGTCGCGGCTGCGGGATGCGGTCGCCACCCAGTACTACCACGGTACAACCCTCAAAACGGGCATTCGCGTGATTAGTGAACCCCTTGGCGCGTTGTATGGCGTGTTGCTTGACCCGAGTGGGGCGATTACTACCAGTGGCTATGAGCTGAGTCGGGTTGGGGTGATCGACTTGGGCCACAACACCGTGGATGCCTGCATTGTGCAAGCGATGAATGTTGTGCCCGAAAGTGCGATGAGCTTCGAACTCGGTAGCGCCAGTCCACTCCAGCAACTCCAGACTAAGATTAGCGGGCGTTACAACCTTGATCTGACCTTACACGAAGTTGATCACGCGGTGCGGGCAGGCTATGTACGGGTCGCGGGTGAAGAATGCGATCTGCCAACCGGATGGGATCGCCCATGGCTGGCCAATGGGCAACAGGTCGCCGATGCCCTTGTGCGAGCGTGGGGCAGCGGCGCGAAACTGGCGGCGATTATCGTGGCGGGCGGTGGCGCAGAAATGCCCATGCTGGTTCAGGCGATTCACCAGCGCTTCCGCCAAACGATCGTTGCTCCCAATCCACAAACCGCCATCGCCCGTGGCTATGCCCGCCGTGCGCGACGCTACGAGGAGTTTGGCCAATGAGCTTTGATGAACGCCTGACGACCCGCAGCTCCGGCGTGCTGAGTGCGATGATTGCCAGTCTTGGCAACGAATCCGCCGTGCTCCGCGCCCTCGTGATTATTGGCCTGCACACCTGTGGCAAAAACATCCAAGTATTCACCGCCGATGCCTTAGCCAGCGTTGCCCGCCTTGATGATCACGCCGTGCGGGACACCTTGCTCGCGGTACTGATGAAACCTGTTGAACAATCGTTGCACCCACGTTCCCCCAATGTTGAACCTGTGTTGCACGCCAGTACACCGCCTGTTGAACAATCGTTGCACACCAGTACACCACCTGTTGAACATATCCCAGTTCCGCCGCCCACGACGCTCGATCTTCCGCCTGATCCCGAGTACCAAGATGTGTAGGAACCACCAACATCGTTTTGAAACACAAACCGCCGATGAAATCAGCATCGGCGGCGTGCATCACCGGAGAACACCAAAGTGATGCAGCGCTAGTATATCAAAGGAGAACACGATGACAACATCCGATGTGTTATTTGATCTGCACCGCCTTGACCCCAGCCGCAAACTCATCAAAGGCCTTGCCTGCACGCTCGGCTGGGGCAATAGCATTGTCACCACCGTTTCGACCCTGAGCGATTTTCAGCACTGGCTGTGGGGGATTCGTGATTATCGCGGCATCCTCGCAGGGCTAGGGGTCGCGCTGTTTCTCTTCCTTGGCCAACTCTATACCTTGCGCCGGACTGCGTGGGGCTATGGCTGTTTTCTGGCTCCCGATGCCATGATTACGGCTTATAAATGGTGTGAATGGTTGTTTTACCCCATCGCCTACAAACTGGCTTCCGGCCTGCCAGCGCTGGCCCTCGCGTGGGGTGCTGGCTTGGCACTCGGGGTGGTCTCAGCGCGGTGGCCCGAATATCTCGCCTTTGGCCGCACTGTACAGGAGCATCCGCATGGATATTAATTCGCCGTGGCTCTATCCGTTGATTTTTCTGTTTGCCTGTAGTTTTGTTGGCACGTTCCTCTGGTGGCATGCACGCACCCCTGCCAGCGAACGTCGCCCTGCCGCTGCGCCTACCGCACCCGCCCGTGCTGCGAGTCCGGCGCGGCCAGCGGTGGTGGATCGTCCGCGTAGTGAAGCCCCACTGGAACCCACGACCACCAGTTTGCCAACCTATTCATGGCCTATGCTGCTCGATACCTTAGCCAAGCGCCCGCATATTGGCATCGCTGGCCCTTCGCGCCAAGGCAAGTCGGTACTGAGTATGGCCCTGACCTATCTTCGCGCCGTCGATGGTCACCAGCTGGTGATTCTCAACTCGCATGCGCGACCGAATGACTACGGCGGCTTGCCACAAGTCTACGACTATCCCGCAATCAACCGTGTGATGAAAGCGTTACTTGCTGAGCTGGGGCGACGCAAAGCCGCTGCGGCCACAGGTGCAGATAGTTTTGATCCGATTACGGTGGTGTTGGAAGAAGCCCCCGATGTGATGAGCAAGGTGCATGGCGAAGATGGCTCGGCTGCCAAACCCAAAGTGCCTGTTGCCCAGCGCTTTGTCGGCGAAATGTTACGCCAAGCGGCCAAGTATCGCATGCATCTTATCCTCGTGACCCAAACCACGTTGGTCAAACCGCTGGGCATTGAAGGCGATAGCGAAGCACTCGATAACCTACTGTGGATTGCGATTGGTGATCGGGCCTTGGAGAAAATGAAGTCGCCCGTGGTTGCCCCATGGCCTGCGGCGATTGAATGGAATTGTCAATGGTTTTGGTGCGATCGCGAACCTGCGTGGATGTTGTCCACCCGCCCGATTGACACAGCACGCCTCTGGCGAGTTCCCGATTCCATGGGCGATGCAGTGGGTGATTCCCCGCTTGGAACCATGGGAACTAGCGATGAGAGCCTGATCGACGAGGCCACCCTGACCGATGTCATCCTGATTACCAAGCTCATTCTTGCAGGCAAAAGTGGCAACGAAATTATTGACAGCTTGGGTGGCAAACGCACGCGCCGTCTCAGCCAAATTCGCCAGGTCAAGCAGGTGCTTGATCTTGGTGCTTAATAGCGAAAGGAATCTTTTTTATGACCACGACACCAATAACCATTACCTTGACCGAAACCCTTGATCTGCCCAAGCACGGCCAGCATACTGTGCAAATTACCGTGACCCCACCCAGCACCGAGCCGCACCATCTCGCCCCCTTGCTGCAACAGGCGACGATGACGCTCTTTCAGCAACTGGATGCCGCACTAATTCGCGTTCAGCAGCCACCGCGCTATCTGTGTGGCGCACTGTGTAGCGTGTTGGTCTGCCCGTTTCTTGGGTTGTATCTGCGTGTACCTCAAAGCACGCCGCTCGAAACCTTGCTTGCGGAAACGGTCGTCGATGCCAAGGGCGACGCACACCAGCTCTGGACGGTCGCGCTGATGGCCGTTCCGCCAGCGCTCGTCTTGCCGCATATCCCCGTGCTTATTCATGCCTTTTCGATCCAAGGGGCGAAGTCATGGCGGGAATATCGCGGCGAAGGTGATACCCTGCTTGCAGAACGCTTGCATGAGTGGCAACACGCTATTCCTGAACCAGTACGAACCGATGAACACTGGCTCAGTGGACTTTAATCGAGTATTCGAGGCCGTGGCTGCCACATCAAGCAAGCCACGGCCATTTAGTGATCGGCATGGTTGCGGCATACAAGCCCATTCATATCGTGTTCAAACCATGTTCATATCGCGTTCAGATGGCTTACAAATCGCCAAGCAAAAAATAGCGCATTAGAATGGGCTAAATTGGCCATTTAGTCGTGCCGACATTCTTTAACAGGCTGCGCAGCCACCATTTGTATATGCTTCGGCATAAACCTGCGTTATATCACATATTCGCAACGTTGCATTACAGTCAACCGTACAAGGCATAGCTCGTCTTTTGATGAAAGGGTTGAACAGCTATGGATACATCAGGAAATACCCTAGAACTCTGTATTGATATTCAGCAAAAAGTTGATCAGTCCGTAACGAGTATGTATCAGGATTGGTTAGCTGAGGTAAAAAATCGAAGTATTTTCTTTAAATTATATGCAATCATTTATACGATCGTTTCTCTAGGAATAATATTTAGTTTAAGTAGAAATATGAATTGGCAAGAAATAAATTATCCTATTATCTTTACACTTATAATACTATCTATACTAGCTATACCATTCTATAATTTAATAATTTATCTAAAGAAAAGATTTAATTTAGGTTCAATATCTATATTAATATTAATCAAGGTATACTTTATATGCAGTTTATTTTCTATTTATATCATCTTACATAAATATGGGGAGTTCAATATAATTACAAACCTCGCAAACTCAATTCTTTATAGCCTCTTCTTTACTTTTTTTGCATGGATTATGTTTGGACACATAGTAAATAGAACGTTCTTTGTTATCTTCCTAGAACTGCCATATTCAGAATCTCAATGGATACCATCATTTGAGGCTATTCAGATACAATTAGTTCAGACATTGAAAGATACCTTTGATAAACAGCCCCTTTCAAAATTAACAAATGCCCTTGAACTGCTCCATCAACGACGAGAGAGTCGTATTCATCACACAACTATTCTTAGTTTTGCAGTAGCCGTCCTAGCGCTTTTAGGTATTGTTATTTCTATGAATCCTTCCATATTTACTCAAATCGACAAATTCCTCTTACTCTTTAGTATAACGAAACAACCAACTTCAGGTATGAGTATGACCATGGGTATAGTTATGTTCATTGGTTTGGTTTTGGTGGGCGGCTTTATTAGCGCACGCATTTACTACGGTGCATTTCTTAGCTCATCGACACAGATTGTCTTGCGTGCCTATCTCCAAGATCGCCAGATTGAAGAAGCGAAGAAAGATGCAGCCTTTTTAGAGCGCAGCCTCACCGTATCAACCCCTTCCTGAGAATACCTATTTTGCAGCAACCAATTATCGCGTGAGGAGTGATTGAATGACCACCCATACCACCGTTGGCCTTAATCCCACTGAGCTGCACGTTCTCGTCCTCGTTGCTCGGCTTGGTCGATTGCTGTCTCGCCACCTGCGCACAGCGTGGGGCCATCCGTTTACCGTGACAATTCAGACCATCAATCGCACGTTGGCCAAGCTCGTCGATGCCAAGCTGCTGACTTATTGCGAACACTTTCAATCGCATGGCTATGATCCGCGTGGTGCGATCGGCTGGACGCGCCATGGCCGTTTATACAGTCTCACACCCTTCGGCTGGGAGATGATCAAACAGGCCTTTCCGATGCTCGAGGAAGGCAGTGAGCGGCTCGCTCCAACGATGTTCAATCCCCAACATCAAGCGGAACATCAAATTGAATATGCGGAAGTCATCACCAGTCTGATTCAGTCGCTGCCGTATGTGCCTGGTATTGTCGGCATGAGTAGCTATATCGAGATGGACTTAGGCCCAACCGCACGGCCACGCGCAGACGGCATCGTCGTGGTACGCCGCTGGATCGATGCGACGCAGCCCGATTGCGAGCGCTCGTCGTTATATCCGTGGCTTGGGATTGGAAAGCAAACAGGTCAGATCGATCAACTCTATGCCATCGAGATCGATCGGGGAACCGAGGAACTGAGTATCATCACAGGCAAGGCGCATTCCTATGGGGAGTTGTATCGCTCGAAGTATTGGGAAGGGCGGTATAGTTGGCCGCTGATTGCCTTTACGGTGCCGAGCGAACGCCGGAAACGCGCCGTGCTCGATGCGTGGGAAATCGGCTGGCCCGGCAGTCAACTCCTGATTGCCACCATCGACGATGTTCGTGAATCGGGTATTCTCACACCAATCTGGACAGCCCAGTATACGAAACACGGCCAACGGATTCAGCAGATCCATCGCTTTTTACGGGCGGGGTGGTTTGAGCAAATCATCGCATAAAGATACGAACCGCGCTTCACGCAAAGGTGCGGTCGTGTGAAAAGCAAAAGGCATTAGGACTGTTCAACATGTGGAATCAATAAGTAGAATAGGCTACAATGGAGGAAAGTGATATATAATCTAATTATACTGTAAGATATTATGGCATGAACTCATCATTCTTTAATCTAAATGTACTATAATTCTTATCATAATTACAAGTTTGTAGTAAGGTATGAGGTCAATATGGCATTATCTTTTGTCATGAATATTCCTGACGAAGAGTATCCGACCATTTCGAGTATAGCTTCGTTAACAGACGAGGAATTCGCTTTCCTGATTGAGTCGATAACCCAAACTCCTGTTCGCTATCATCCTAGATCCTTTGCTGCTGCCGTAAGCGAGAAATTCAAATATCCCCATATTGATGCAGAACGGATCATTCGTACAATCATAAGTTTATATGGAGTAAAGAGCCAAATACCGACTTCTACTGATAAATTAGTCCCAAGCATTATTAACGCATTTGTACAGCGAAATCCGGAAATATCAGATGCTGTAATACAAAATCTAGGCCAACGACTAGAGAGACTACTAACACTCTATAGTCCATTAGGTATAGTGGCATCTGCTTACAAAGTAGCATCTGATAGTGAACGATGTATTGTAGATACTCATACATTTTTAGATTTGCGTCCTATTTTTAATGATGATAATCAGGAACTATTGTCAAATGTTATTCTCTATAGGTTAAAGTTAACATATGAAAATAACGACGAACAAAAAGATATAAACTTCACATTTGATATATACGATGTACTTAAATTACGTTATCAGTTAGATTTATTAATAGAAAAATCAAATAATCTTCAAGAAAAATTGGAATCTGTCAATATACATATTCTTGACTCGAATCCATCATAGGAGAAACGATATGGCTACTACTAATAAAAAACCTAAAGTATTTTCTTGGCAGCCTATGGATCTTCTACCTAATCCTAGTATAAAAATCAATCCTCCCGAAGCAGCGTCATGGCTCAGAACTCTTGAACCATTTGTTTTTCAAGCTAACCATGATAACAATGCAGTTGCTCGTATTCCTAAATTAGTAAATGAGGAGGTAATATATATCTATTATGACCCTAGCCAGAAACGAACAATTGAAACTGAACCTTATAATTATGAGCATCGGCAACTTCATGAAACTCCATCTATTAGTAAACAAGTTTTAAGATGGCTTAATAAAGATAAAGATCACTTTGACCATATACATCAGGCTATTGAGAAATCAAGGTTTATGCTTGAGCTGGAAGATAATTGGGATGAAGAGGGTAGCGTTGGATATAAAGAAGATACATGGATTAAGGCAGTCAATTTACTTTTGGATATGGTAAAACAATATTTTGCCATGAATAATCAAAAGATACCTACTCCTATAATTGGCCTTGGCCCAGATGGTAGTATTGATATATCATGGAAACATTCAAATAAACATCTTCTAATAAATGTTGACGCAACTGATGATTTAGTAACATACTCTGGTGATAATGCTGCTGACAACTCTCTTAGCGGATCATTTGACTTAAGTGAGGGTGGTTTATGGTTATTGGTATGGCTGATGAGCTAGCTAATGAGCGTTATGCATCAGAATCTATTCCAGATAAAGACTTTCTGTATATGAGAGTACATAAAAGTTTTATTCAAAATGGAAATCCAGGATATGGGGCATTTAAGCCTCAAGGAGATGGTTTATCAACTGATTGGGACAACTATTCTACTCCTCAAGAAACACGTGCACGTGCCACATCAACAAAAGACCTTCCAATAAATTTGTATGCTGTGGTTAAAATGTCAGTTGCCCTAGTACGTGCAATAACTGAACTAACCGTTGTTCATACACCTATAAATAAGGATGAGGAAAATGGTCCGAATCAAGCACATACCGACATTAAAGGTATTGATATGGCAAATCGTGTACAAGCCAATGTACTTAGAAGAAAACTAAGTGAAATTGCACCTATCGTTTTAGATGTAGGCCAAGAGTAAAAACAAGACCAAAAACATCTAAATACGATGTTTTTGGTCTTGTTTTGTAGTTATCTTTAAATTGTCGTGACAAGCTTCATACCCCGCAAGTCTTGGCCCTCGTTCTTAGGCGATACGCACAATTTTTCACTACAAGTATAATAGCTAGTTGCCGCAATTATGAAGGCGCGGCTTTTCTCACTGAATTATGTGTAACTAAATGCTCCACTACATACCATTGCACACGAGATCACAAAAAATGCTATGCTAAATTCAAACCTTTTTCTCTCATCTCTCCCACAAGCAACTCTGATTTGCGAACCGTTTGTGGTTTTAGTGAGCTTGCGTCAGCCCAGCGAATTGTGTATAGTCTGGATATCCTCGTTGGGGGATTACAATATTGGATAGATTATCACCTTGTATGGCTTCTACCACCTCCGAATCACCTGAATCCTCTTTGGGCATTACAAATAAATACCCTTGACCAGCCTTAGGTAAGTTTTCGTCTTTGGGGGGTTCAAATAGACTGAATCCTCTTTGCAGACTACAAGTTGGTTGGAGCGACTATGCCTTCTGCACGGAAAGCTGGATTCGAAAGATCTCAATCCTCGCCAAGAGATTAGAACTTATCCCATCTCAAGCATTTTGAATATTTGAAATTATCTCAGCATGAACGCAATCCTCGGCAGTATAATAATAACAATCATAAAAAACGCCTGTGATCAGCATCCTGATCACAGGCGTTTTTGCTTGTAAAGCCTGTTTGTTTACTGGATACCCACCTTGGCGGTCACCATCTCCAGCTGTGGCAGTGGCTCCTCGGGCACAAGATGCACTGCCGCCAAATTGAAGCCATCGACCTGCACTTCGGACAACACAAAGCCATTCAGGCGATTGGCCACCGCGCTACTGGTGGGCAGCACATCACGAAACAGCAGCATGTCACCCGGTCGCGCTTCGGTCGCTGGATAGACCATGCCATCCACGGTTTCCAGCACCGCACAGGTCAGACTGGCAGCGGCTTCGCCTTTGGCGGCATCACTCAGAAATACACTGGTTCGTTGCGTGGCCACGGCGAGCGTCCCACTATCAACCATCAGCGCCGTGCGCCGAATCAATCCGCTATTGGCCAAGGCTTGGGCATCGGTTTGGATGGGCGTGCGCTGGCGTTGGCCCTGCTCATCCTCATACACCCCATAGCCACTCGTCCAGCGTCCATCGCTATTGCCGCCTTGGGTATAGCTGCATTGCTCGGTACTCACATACCATACCCGCCCTGACTGGCGTGGCCGCACAAACAGTACCCCATCTTCATCAACACCCCAGACCCATGGACGGTTACTGGTATCCCCCAGCTGCACCTGCTCACTCAAGATCGTCGCCCACGGCAGATCTTCTGCCACCAGATTGGCGATATCGACGAGCGGACTTTGCACTTTGCCATCGCTATTAAAGACCGCCCATGGATTGACCGCCAATACCTCACTCAAGGCATACTTGGCCAATTGATCCAGCGTGACGGTTGCTGTGGTGACAGCTTTGACCCGCACATTAGTAATCACCAACTCAATATCGCCATCATTCCCATCCCATAGCGGCTCGACCAGATCGCTGCCAAGGTGCGCATTGCGAAACACGGCAGTAAAGGTCGTCGCAGTCGTGGCCGTCACGACGACTTCCTCCGGATCCGCGCCGCCAATCGCCAACTTGGCATTGACCGCGATCCCCGCCATCGTGCCAGGCGTGACCGTGCGCGTACCTGCCGTAATCGCTGCGGTATGCAGATTCGTGGCTGCACGGGTACAAAACAGATTGAAGCCCAAGCGCGAACAGCCCACGCCACTCAGGAAGCTCAGCGTGCCGCTTTGGGTGGTAATTCCGGTCGCGCCGATGCCAACGCCATCAAGCGTCCAAAGCGAGGATAAAAAGGTTGTGCCATCGTAGCGGCTGAGGCTGGCTCGCCATCCAGCAGGCGCTTTCAGGGTGTAGCTCGCCTCGATGGTTTGCCACTGGACACTCGCCGCAGCGGGCTGCGCAATCGAGAGCATGCCAATACTGCTGGTGGTAAAGCCATTGCCGCCCGATGGGGCAATCCGCAAGCGCCGCTCGGTTTCGAAGCTGAAGCGCTCGGGCGTGCGGCTCGGAATCAGGTCGCTGGGCACGTCCTGCCAATCACCATAGCGCGTGCTACTCCACCAGCCCGTGTGGGGAATATCTTCGAGCGCTTTGACGAGGCCCAAGGCCAAGATCTGGATTGAGACAGCCCCATCCGCCGTGCGGATAATCGTCACATCGTCGCCAGCGGCGCGGCCCCACCAGATGCGCTTCGAGCAGCGATTGAAGACTTTGACATAGACAAACGGCAGCGTTTTGAACCAATAGGCTTCCGGCATGGTGCAGGGCATGGTGACACTGAGATCACCACAGCCCTGCTCGGTATAGCGCCACGTGGCGGCGGTCACCCGATCGGAGACATCCAGCATTTGGCTACTCGTCAGATCCTGTATGAGAATTTGGAATTGGGGATCAAGCATTATTGCCTCGCTTACTCTGGCATCCGGTAGGCCCGATAGCGGTCAAGGGTCAGCACATAATTGGTCACGGCGCTGGCTGCATCGACAATCCGCCAGTTGGTGCTATAGGTTCCGACATAGACCGCATCAAGATTGGCATCGGCTCCCGCTACGGTTTGGGCAGGAACCTGTACGGGCAAGCGACCCCGTGCACCAACAAACTTGCCCGTAATCGCCACCCGTGGGCGATAGGTGGGTTGGAAGTCCAAGACAAAGCCGGTAGGACTGCTATTTAAGGTGAAGGGTTCAAGGATGCGCACGCCATGCTCAGGGCGGGTGGTATCGACGAGGTAGCTGGTTTCAATATCGACGGTCGCGGCGGCGCTGGCGGTCACCCGATAGCGCAAGCGGGTGCTGACGCTATTAATCGCAATCTCGCGGAAGATCACCAGTTGCGGGTTGGTCGTGCTGCCGCCACTGACGACCTCTTCGGGCGAGACGAGGCTTTGACCATTCTCCAGATTGTCGAGGATGGCCGCAATCCGCACACTCACGCCAGCGGTGCGCACGGCAATCTTGGTCACCACCGTTTGCCGCCCACTCACGCTAAAGCCACCCGTATGCTGCGGAGTCGTGCTCGTCACACCAGCACTCAGGGTTCCCCGTAAGACAAAGGTATCGCGAGCTTTTTGGGCCGACTGGTTGTTACTGGCCCACGTGGCATCGGTGCTCCAGCTACTGCCCGCCACCACCTGAATCCCGCCTTGTTTACTCACCAGCAACGCCGAGAGCGGCATGTTCAAGAAGCCACTGCTGGTTGGGGGATAGTTGCCCGCCACGGTCACGCGAGCAGGCGAGGCAGTCGCATGCAGGGTTGCGCCAAAGTTCAGGCTCATCACGCTGCCATTGGCCACACTGGCTGAGGTGACCCGATCATAGTCACTGATCTCGCTCGGCAACCACCAGCCGCCTGACTGAAAGCTGATCGCCACCCCGTTAATGCCGGGCGGAATCGCTTGCAAATCGGTATCGATCAGTCCAGCAGGCACATCGGGCACGGTCGCATCGAGCAGGCTGCGCACGAGCGGCGTGCTGCGATTACTGCCAAAGGGTTGAAACAGCACCCGTGGCCGAAGGCTGTCATACTGCTCGGGAGCCGTGCGGTAATAGGTCGCGGCGGTCAGAATCCGCCCTAGTTTTTGCAGCCGACTCATGGCATCCGCTGCCGTGCTGCCCACAATATTGATCAGCCACTGGGTTTCCACCGGACGATCATCGTGGGTGCTAGGAATCGCTCCGCCGCCCAAGACAAAGGTGGCATCGGCTCCCGCGCTGGGGTCGCCAATCGTAAAGGTATCGGTTCCGGCAATCAATGAACAGGTGCGTTGGGTCGTTGGCATACGATTCGTCCTTTTCTATTCCGACAAGAGGTACATATATCTAGATATATGTACCTCTTGTCACTCACTTACCGGATCAGCGTGGTGGATTTCATGCGCTGCCGGACCTGGCTTTGTTGGCCCATCCCTTGGTTGTTTTGGGCCAGAATCCGGCGTAAGAGCGCTTCGATTTGGGCAAGGGTCAAGCCGCCTGCCTGAATGGCCACGTTGGTTGGCCCCGCTGCGGCAACGGTCGGGGGATAGTCACGCGGGGCTGGCTGCACTAAGGGCGTAGGCGTGACGGTGGGCAGGCGATCGGCACGCGACCGATTGACCCGTTCGGTTTCACTGAGTTTGAGCAGATAGTCAATCCCACCTGCTTTGCGAATGCCATCGGAGCGAGTCGGATCAACAATAATTTCGCGGGCATGGGCCTGCACCACCATATCGCGAGTCAACCCCATATCCCCCGTGCCAAGGGCATAGCTGGCTTCCACCTTATTGTGGATGGTAAAATCTGCATCCTCACCAGGCGCGGCAGTGCCACTCGGTGCTTGGCCAACAGCGTTCGCGGCATTGCTCGCGGCGCTGGCCACAAGGCCATAGAGCGCGATTGTGGCATCAGCCCACGTTTGATGCGCCTGTAACTGCTCGGTTTGTTTGTCCAGAATTCCGCGCATGGTGTCGGCAAAGTCATCGCGCAGCTTGGCCTGTGCCTCGCTATAGTCGGCGTTCTCGCTGGCCAAGGCCTCATCGCGTTCGGCTTTCAGGCTATCGTTGGCGGTTTCCAAGTCGCTCAGGCGCTTGGCCGCAAGGTCGTCCTTAATCTGATCGGCTTTATCTAACAGCCGCAGCTGCTCTTCTAGATCCGCGCGATCGGCAGCGGTCAAGTCCGCCGTGTCGTCGGCCAACTGTTGGCGCAGCTGGCGCATGCGATCGGTGCGTTGCTGATCGGCTTCAATTTCTTCTTCGGCGGCTTTGAGATAGGCATCGGCCTCTTTGGCGCGACCTGCCTGCGCCATCGCTTGGGCTTTATCCCATGCCTCGGTTTGCTTGCGCAGCGCCTCGGCCCGATCGTCTTTGTGCATGCTGGCCACGGATTCGAGGAAATCGGCTTGATCGGCAAACTTCTGGCGATTGAAGGACTGCTCCGCCGCCAAGGCTTTGCGGTGATAGTCATCCTCGATTTTGCGCACCGTGGCATAGTGATCACGGGTCAACCGTTCGGCCTTCTCCTGAAAATCCTCTTTGGCCTTGGCAATCTTGGCTTCGGTCTGCTCGGCCTGTTTGATCCGTTGCTCGGCTTCGCGTTGGCTGGCGGATTGACCACGGCTGCCACTCCCACTCCCGCCACCACTTCGGCGGGTCGGATTGCGAGCCGTGCGCACCCGTTCGGCATTGCGGCGATTGAACTCTCCCGCTTGGCGTTCGGCCTCGCGTTGCCGCGCCGCTGCGCCTGCCGGATTGACCAGATCTTGTGCCCGATCGGCCACCGCATCTTTGTATTGACGCTGATCACGCGGGTCGATGCCCTCAGCGCGGAGATCATTGCGCGAAGCGGTGGTATTGCGTGGCAGCTGCGCGACCCCTTCCATCAGGGCTTTATAGGCCAGCGCATCGCCTGCGGTTTGGGCCGCAGCGGCGAGATCGTAGAGGCTACTGGTTTCGGCGGCTAATGCGCCAATATGATCATCGGCAGCCAGTCGTGCGTTTTGGGTCAAGAGCGCAAGGGTTTCTTGCTCCATACTGGCTTCGATCGTGGCATCGATTTTGGCGTACAGGCTCTCGGTATGGACATCGACCGCTGCGGTAAAGTCATCCGTGCTGACCGTGGCTTCGCGGGTGGCACTGGCAACGAGCAGGGTTGCCCCTTCCAAGCGGGTCAGTTCAATTTCATCCTGCACCACCTGTTGCTCAATCTCATTGAGCGCCTGCTGGTAGAGGGTCGCATCAATCGATCCGGCACTGAAGGCAAAGGTCGTGGCTTCGACCGCCCCGCGTGCCCGTTCGCTTTTGTCGGACAAGGTATCAGCCCGCGTCGCCAGCTCGGCAATCGCGGTGGTGGAGAGTCCGGCAGCCTCAGCTTTGCGCACAAACGCATCACCTAAGCCCCGCACCCGATCCATCGCCGCCTGCGCATCCATGCCCGTGTTGAGAAAGGCTTCGGCCAAGTGATATTGGCCCTCGGTGACCATGCCCTCCGTGGCATCGAGGTCGGTCAAGATTTGGCGATAGGTGGCAAAGCTCTTTCCCGATTGAATCGCTTTGTAATCCACCTCATCGAGCCGCTGCGCAAGGGTAAAGTTTTGACTGGTCAGGCGATCGAGCACATCAATGCCTTCGGCAAAGAAGCCCACGATATTGCCTGCCAGCACCTTCAGGCTGTTGCTAAAGTTTTGCAAATGGGCTTCGGCACGAGCGATTTTGGCCGCATTCGAATCGACATCCACGCCGACATCGTTGATCATCTGCTGGCCACTCTGCATCACCGCCTGTTGGAAGGCCAGCGCCTTCTCTTGATCGGTCAGGGCCATCACGGTTTTGCCCAGTGACGCGGCATAGTCCTGATTGGCCTTGGCCACATCGACCGTGATCCCCAAGTTGTCGATGATCATCTTCGAGTTTCGCGCGAGACCCGTGACCAGCGAATCAAACATGAAGTTGATATCTTCGCCTGTCGCTTTGCTGGCTGCACGGGCAATCTCCAAGAGCTTCGGCACATCCTTGGCCAAGCGATCGCCTGCCAGCAATACCGCCTTATTGGCCCCAATCATCAGATTGGTTTCGCTGATTGTGCCTGCACTGGCCTGCTTCAGCGCTGCCAGATAGGCAGTGCTCGACGTACCCGACTTCCGCGCAAGGTTGTCGAAGGCTTCCTCAACCCCTTCGATCGCCGCTCCTTCCTTGCCCCACTGCACCACCTTGCGTACCGCCTCCACCCCAACATAGGCTTTAGCCACGCCCATCAGCCCATCGGTGAGACCACCAAGCGAGCCTTTCGATTCAGTCATGGCAGTGTCTTCGCGGCGCATGGCATCGGCGGCGCTCAGCGTGCGCTGCTCCAGCTGGCGCATACTGACACTGGCCTTCTCGATACTGATCACCTTGCGTTCAATCGCATCACTCGTCGATCGTGCCTGCTGTTGCAATTTATCGAGTGAGCGCTCCAACGTGGCGATAGTCGTGGCATTGCTATCGGCTTTGGCGCGTTCCTGCTCCAGCGCCCGGGTGGTTGCCTCGATCGTGCTTTCGAGTTTGGCTTGTTTGCCCGTGAGGTCGGTGATCGACTTGGCCACGAGGTCTTGGGATTGCCCCGCCAAGCGGTATTTATCCGCCAGCGTTTGCACCGTCGCAGCGGCGCGGGTCGATTGCTCGCTCAGGGACGCAAGCTGGCCACCAGCAGCGGCAAGTTTGCTGGTGGCCTCATCGCGGAGGGAGAGAATCAGTTCAAGCGTTTCTTCCGCCACGGCCCTGCTCCTCGGCTTGCCAGTCGCTTTCCGCATTGGCACGCGCGATTAATTCATCAATAAAGCCAGCGGGTTGCTGGCGAATTTGCTCATACGTCCAGCCAAAGCGCATGGCTAAGGCCACCTCAGCATCGTAATCACCGATCCGCGTGGCCACTGCGCCACTTAGCTGGGCGTACCAACCCCAGTAGAGCTGCTCGGCGTGGCTGAAGCTGTACTGCTGGTGTCGTCCGTTAATGGTGCGGCCTTTGGGTAGATCACCGCCTCCGCATGGGCCACGGCCCGTTGTACCAGCGGATCACGCGCATCGAGCGCCGCAATGCTGGTGCGGGTGAGCGGCATGGCATCAAACGATGGGCCTGACCAATCCTCGATTGTGGCTTCGAGCATCAGCAACTGGCGGCGATAGGTCGTGACATACTCACCCTCAATCTGCATCAAGGCATCGGCATAATCGGCGCGTTGGCCATAGGTCAAGCCCGTGCGCATGGTGATCGTGTCCTCCGCATCGGTCAGGTCAATGGTGGTGGTTGGGGTAAAACGGCTCATACAGGCATCCTTTTCACAAGTGAACATCTATCAACGTTGCGCGAAAACCGTGGCTTATACCGTGGTTTTGGTGTTTTGGCAGGCGATGCGCAGATCGCTACCAATCGTGGGTTCATAGGCGTGATCCAAGGTGAGTTTGATCGTGCGAGCGTTCTTCTGTGCGCCCCACGTCATCGCTTTGAGCACCCCATAGCCATCGACTTCGAGATAGCGATAGCTCGGATTCCCCGCCACGGTCTCGATGAACGAGCCGTTATGGCGCACGCGCACCTTACAGCGCACGCCGTTGCGCCAGCGGTCGTAATCGGTCAGGTCATCAAAGTAGAGCGTGAGGATGGTTTGGGGCGAACTCACCCCCACATTGACCCGATTCCACGTGCGGTTGCCACTGGGGCCACTGGCCGACTTATCGGGTTCTAACCCCGGTTGAAAGGTGTGCTCGACCTGAATCACACGAAAGGTCGCGGGGGTTGTGCCAATCGCATCGCTGCCTTGGTCAATCCAGCACTCTAAGTCACTGGGAATTACTAGATCGCCAGCGGTTTGGGCAGGCAATGCAGGCGTGGTGACGGCTTCCATAAATTGGGCAAAGCCATCGAGATCGAGCTTGGTGGCCGCATTGCCCACGACATTGCTGGTCAGTTTGAGATTGTTCAGCCCACCAAACGCGGCGCGAAAGGTTTGCACATTCGGATCGCCAAACCAGAGCGTCGCAAATTTGGTATTGGCACTGGTCATCACGCGGGTGGCTTCCCACAAGCGCCCCAGCGTTGCCCCCGCTGGAGTCGTTGGCGTAGTGAGCGCTCCGTTGTGCATCATCTGGAGCAGAAAGGGGATGAGATCGAGATCAAGGCCACCGCTGGCTTTCCATTTGGATTGGCGATTGACCACGGCAGAGCGATAGATCTTGGCCAACGTGCCGCGCGATTCTTCCGGCTCGTCGTGGGCAATTTCGGGATCAACTTGGCCTTTGGCAGTGACATAGTGGGTGGGCGCACTGGCAGGCGTGCCCGCCGTGGCTTCCCGCGCCATCGCGAAATATTCAAAGGCAATTTGTTGGGCAATGGTCATGCAGCACCTCCTCGGCGGCGCACACTGGTCGCCGTCGGCGTTGGCTCAGGGTCAATCGGTGGTTCGGGTTCAGGGTCAGCGGGTGGCCCAGGGTCAGCAGGTGGCTCTGGCTCCGCTGGTGGTTCTGGTTCGCTCGGAATCTCAGGCGCTGGATCGGGTTCGGGCAAGCGTTCCGCCAGATACGCCAGACCCGCAGGCGTTGGCTGGTACATCGCCGCTGCGGCCACACTGCGCAGCTGCCAATCGGCCATCTGTTCGCCGTGGGTTGCGGTCAGGTTGGCCAACGGAATGCCCGGCAAAAAGCCGTCATCAGGCGTGGCCACGTAGGTAAAATAGATCATTGCAGGGTAATCCTTGTATACAGATCGAGCGCTCGGTACAGGTTCTTGCCACCAATCGCGACCCACACCGCTTCCGCCCGTTCGACCGTCGCAATCCCTCGTCGCAGGGCGATCCAGTTGCCTAAGCGTCGCCCTTCTGAGGAACCGTTGATCGTGGCTGGCAGGTCAAAGACATAGGGCATCACCGCCGCTTCACAGCGATCGCTGCCAGCATCGGCCACCACGAGGCGCGAGAGAATCACGACCTCGCTGATCGCCACAGGCGTACTGGGGGCATAGGTGACGTGCTCGAGCAAACTGTAGAGCGTCGGGCACTGGCTGATCGTCTTGGGTTCTTCGGTTAGCAACGCGACATTCTGGCCACTGGCATTCAGCCGGACCAAGCTCGGCAGCAGGGCGAAACGTAGGTGCAGCTGGTCAATGATGGCCTGATAGGTGATGGTCATGGGCGACCTCGTAACTCACTCATTAAGTCGGCAGCAGCCAGCTTCAGCAGCAAGGACAGACTGGGCCGCGCGTCGGTCAGGCCGCGCCGCATGAACGGATTCGCGCGTGTGCCCGGGTGGCGAACCATCCGCGTGCGCACCCAGCGGCCACCAATTTGGAACGCCAGCAGCGCCGCACCGCCCCCGATCGTGCGAGCCGCTTCGCGCGAGGTGAATTTGGGCAGAATCACATGCGGCTTCGTACCCGCATGGACAAACACGGCATAGGGCGTGCGGTTATAAATTCGGCCTTTGGCCCCCGTGCTCAGGATTTCGTGGCGCGTATTGGCCTTGAGATGCCCCTCTTTGATCGGAGTCGCTTGCTCGATCGCGCTTTTGACCGTGAGCACCACCCGTTGCAGCACCTCGGCCCGCCATGGGGGTGGCACACCGCGTTGGAGCGCCATAGCCACGGTTCTTAGGCTCGCCATGGCGCAACCACACTCTCCAAAATCGCCAGTTGTTGCTTGGTCAAGCCTGCTACCACCCGCGTCATGCCCTGCCCATGCACGCCAACGCTATCGATCATGCCGCCCGTGGTGCGCGAGCGATAGAGATTAATGGTCAGCTGCAGCGCCACATCGACGACCGCAGGCGGCACGGCCCCATAACCCCAAATGGCCGTAATCCGATACAGCGCATGATCCGTCCAGCTCGTGGCCCAATAGCCATCCCACACCGCGTCCGCATGCAGCACCCCGCATGCATCTTCGAGCCACGCCGTCGCCGCCAGCGGCTGCCATGCGCCGTGCAGCCGTTGCTCAATCAGGCTAATACTGCCAATCACATGGGCTGCGAGCGTCAAGGTCGGCAGCGGCAATCCGGTGACCACGCGCATCGTGGCCACCGGATTGGGCACAAACTCAAAGGTCGGATCGTGCAGCAAGGCGCGAAGGGCCGAGCGCACAATATCCGAGGCCCGCACCACATAGGGTTCCAGCAGCGCAGGATCGGCAGGCAGATCCTCAGACTGGGCTTGGACTTCGGCAACGCTCACATACAGCATGGTGGCTTATCCTTCCTTGGTTGGGGCTTTCTTGGCTGGCTTTGCATCAGCCTCATCCAGCGGCGCATCGACGACGCGATAAGCGGGATCAGCGGCGAGGCGATCGGCCAGCTCGCCATCGACTTCCCACGTCACACCCGTTTCGGTATTCAACACCCACATATAGCGCTCCTTACTCGGCAATCGCCCATCTGTTCTAACTCCGATTGGCGGTCATCACGGCAAAGGCGGTGGGCCGCACGACCTTCGCGCCATAGACATGCAAGCCTTTCACCGCATCGGCAAAGCGCTTTTCCGGACGATAGCCTTCGACCTTGACGATTTGCTCGGCAAACGAGATTGCCATGGGGTGACCTGCCATAATCTTGTATTTGGCTCCCGCCACGTTGGGCACGCTATTCGACTTCAACACGCTAAACCCCGCAGCAGAACCAATCTGACCATTGCGCAACACCTGATCGCTGCTTGCCGAGCCAACGCCGACGAAGCGATCATCTTTGAGCAATAAGCCGTGAAACCATGGCGGCACGATCGTCCAGCGGCCTTCGGATGGCACATTCGCCTCATCGAGCAGCGTGCCCAAATCCACCAAGTAATCGTAGGCATTGGCACTGGTGGGCGTGACAGGCGTGGTGTCGTTGCCAATCACATTGCCAGCGGCCACGCCCGTATAGAGCGAGGCGATAAAGCCATCGCTGACATCGCGCAGGCCATAGCTGGCTTCTTTCATGGCCTCATCCATCACGCTGGGTTTTTGTTGAGCGCGATCGATATCATCAACTTGGAAGTTGAAGTATTTGGCTTGGTTGATCAGCAAGGTCATTTGGGCATCCGTCAAGGTTTCAGGGTCGCCAATGTTGGTATTCTTGGTGTAATTGCCAATCGTGACCGGGCCAATGCTGTTAATCTTGACGGTATCGCCTGCATCGCGAATCTCGCCCTCATACTCGCGATTGACCACGCCTGCTTGCCCGTAAACATGGGCACGATGCAGATTCGAGAGAATCCGCGCACTCCAGACCACTGGAATGAAATTAGTCAGCGCCATCGTGGTTCCTTTCTGGCACGCCATGCGTGCGGATAATGCTTAGCCTTGGCGAGCTAAGTAGGCTTGGATTGCATCCCAGTTGGTATTGATTTGCTCGGGAGTCATGCGTTCAATCGCCGCCTTGGTCAGGGCTGGTGTCCGCGCCGGATTGGCTGGACTGGTTCCGACCGGAGCAGGCGCAGCCGTTCCACCAGCAGCTGGCTTGGCCAAGTAGGGATAGGTCGTAAGCAAGCTGGCAATCGCGGCATCGAGCGGCTTGGGCTGGCCCTGCTCATCAAACTCCGGCGTAACCAAGCGCCCCAGTAACCCCGCATCGAGGCCATGGGCCGCAGCGGTTTGCTCAATCAATCGAGCGCCGCGCTCGCTGCGCAACGCCGCCCGATCGGCTTCGAGTTGGGTTTCCAACGTGGCCAAGCGTGCCTGCAAGTCCGGTATTCCGGCATCCGCAGCAGGCGGCGCAGCAGGTGGCACAGCGGCGGGTGGTGCTGCTGGCGGTGTGGGCGGGACAACGGGCACGGTCGGCGTAGGACTTGGCGGCGCAGCAGGTGGCGTGGGATCACCACCACTGCCCCCGCCATCATCGGCGTTCAGTCGGCGCTGCGGCATCAGGATTCGAATCATCAGCATCTCCTTTGGATGTCATGGGGTCGTGGTCGGGCGGCGTTTCGGCCTGCCGCTGCTCGCGTTCATGGGCGGGGTCATAGCCCAGTTGGGTCAACAGCGTGGCTTCACTTACGCCGAGCGTGCGATCGGCCTGTGCGACGACGCGTTCGGCCTGTGGGTCGGTGGGCAGCATCGAATCCCATACCACCGTGGTCGTGGTCTCGGGAAAGCCGCCAATCATCAGCAAGCGGCGATTGAGTTCGCTCAGGAAATCGCCATAGAGCATGCGTTTTTGCACGGTCTTTTGCAGTAAGGGGCCATAGAGGATTTGCAAGGCTAAGCCGCTCAGGTTGCCCAGATCCTCGACCTTGCCCGTCGCAATCTCTGGTGTTTGGGCTACCTCGTGAATACTGCTCTTGATCCGGCTGTGGTGGTCAAGACTGGCCGCCAACTCGCTCTGCATCTCGACAATGCTCAGGTCGGCATTGGGCGGAATAAAGACCGTGCGGTCGCGCCCATGCTTGAGCTGCGCAGGGTCCATCCCCTTGGCCACGGTGAGCGGCTGGGCATAGAAGCGCACAATCCGTTGTTGATTGGATAAGGTGAAATCGCCCGCATTGACCAGGGCAATCAGGTCGGGCGTGATATCGGCCTCGCCCCAGTATTCATTCGGCGCGGCGAGGTTTTGACTATCGACGATCGGCGGGAACGGATAGGGCCATGGCGCTTCATGCAGGGTATCAAAGGCCTGTTTATCGGGCTGGCTGCGTTGGTCAAGAATGCGCCAGCCGGTATCAGTGCGCTCGATGCGTTGGCGGATACTCACGAGCACTTCACGATTGCCCTGCCATTCGTAGGCACTGTAGTCAATCAGGTAGCATTCCACCCGATCCAGATCGTCCGCCGCCCAGCGCACGGTCACGGTCGCCGGATCGAGAATCACGATGCGCGGCAGCGGCTGCTCTGGATAGATCCGCGCAAAGATGTGGCCACACAAGCCCCCGTTGATGCCTTGTTTGTAGAGCCACGTCATCTTTTTGGCCGCATTCCAGATACGATCAAGATACTGGATGCGTGGGTCGTCAGGCGGGGCATCAGGCACGCTAAACGCCACCTGATCGCCAAACAAGAACGAGACTGAGGTCTGGACAATCAGCTTAATCAGATTGACCCGCACGTTGTCGTTGGGTCGTCCGGCTTCGATTGGCAGCGGGGGCGTATCCTGTTTGCGATAGGCTTCCCACGCCGCGCGAAACTGCTGCAAGCGCTGAAAATCATCAGCCACGCGTTGCCCATGCAGGTGCTGACTAATGATGCTACTGGTGGCGGTTGGTGGAAACATACCCATTCCTGCTGCTTTCTTACCAAAGACTTGGGCCAAAACTGACGATCGGGGCGGGGGCATAGGCCAAATTGACCGCATCCATGCCATCGGGACTGCGCTTAATCCGTTTCTTGGTGTCGGCTTTTGGCTCGACGACCCGCCGTCCCTGACTATCTTGCTTCCACGTGGGAGCCATCGCTTGGCGACGCAGCTCGCGGCGGGTTTCCGCATCGAGCGCAACGAAGCTCAGACGTTGCTCCATCGCCCGTTCGGCCACACTGAACCATAATTCGCTACGGCGATTGGGATACTTCTCGGGATCGTAGGCCGTGCGTGCCCCACTGACTCCGAGGAAGGTATAGCCGTCGGCGAGATCGACCACGCCGCCGCCGATGCCGTCATCGTCGATTTTGACCGCAACGGCGCGACCATCAACCCCACATCGTCGCCCATATTCGTTGGCCAATTGCTTCAAGCGCCCTGCGGTTTCGACCGTGCTCCAGCCATTGGCCGCTTCGTGATAGAGACTGTGGCCGCCACGGCGCACATGAATCTCGGTAAAGTCATCGCCATAGCGGGCGACATCACAGCCCAGCTCGCACGGTTCATCACTCGCAGGCAACAGCAGGCTTTCTGCCACCTGAAACGCGCCATCGCTCCAAACATTGTTGGTCGCTTGGGATGGCCAACGGCCCAACAACCGCGCTTCGGCGATCGGTCCAGGCCGATACCAGGCATCCCGCCAGTGAATATCGGTGGCGCGTTTTGGTTCTTCGGGGCTGAGTGCGCGACACCACTTTTTGAGCAAGGTATCGACGCGGCTCAGGCGAATCGCCGAGGGAAACGGCGGCGGCAAGCCCTGCAATTCGGCCAGAATGTTAGGATGCTCGAGCACGCTCATCGAAATGACATGCCAACCCCCACTCAATTCCTCAGCATAGGCTTGCGAGCTGGTATCGGTCGGATTGAAAATCGCCAGCCATGCGCCGCCCTCGTTGAACATCGACTCTGCGGTTTCCCAAAACACACTGGCCACGCCAACCGCTTCATCAAAGATGAACAGGGTATGCGGCGAGTGATGGCCTTGAAACGAATCACCATCTTTGGCCGTGAAGCCATGGGCGAAATGGTCGGGCGTACTCTCCAAGCGCGGCGACTTAGGGCCAGTAAAGCCCGCGCGTCCGCGCCGCTGCATGCGCACTTCCTTCCAAAGCAGGTCACGCACTTGGCGATCGGTGGGGGCGGTTGTCAGCACCAGTCCCGGGTCAAAACTGTCGTACCACCAGTTGACTAAGCCGCCGCCAAGGTGGGTTTTGCCAACCTTATGACACGCTTTGACCAACGTGCGATACGGCGGCGTGAGCAACGACCGCGCGATCAGTTCCTGCTTCGTCCACCAAACTTCCCCTAACACCTCCCGCGCATAGGCCACCGGATCATGGGCATAGGGCAACACCGTGCGTTTCCCGCCAACGGCAAGGCTAAGATCGGAAAACAGGGAACTCCAGAGCGTGTCGCGCTTGGAGGGTGGCGAGAATCCGTTGCTTGGTCGATTCATCGGCCTCTCCAATCGCTGTCAGCACCGCTTGTTGGAAGCGGCGCACTTCATCGACATCAACCAACAACTTGAGAATGGCCAAACTGGTTTTGATGTGTTCGCGCACTTCGCGCAGCGCCGCCACATGCACGGCAATCGGCGTGCGACTGGTGTACTCACCATCAACTTCGACAATGCCCGTTTCGAGCTTGTTCACCAGATCGAGCACCCGTTGGTAGTTGTCACTGAGCGCCGCACGACTATCCCAGAGGGACGAGCCAGCCCGTTCGACGACCGCCGCATGTTGCATGAGCGTCGGCGCGGTCGCCGTCGGCAGTGATTCGAAAAAGCGCTGCACGGTGCTGACCGACAAGCCGAAGTCCCGCGCGATCTGGCGTTGGCTCGATCCCGCTTTGGCAGCGGCGAGCAGCTGGTTGGCAAGCTCATCGGTAATCGTGCTTTTGCGTCCCATGGCAGCCTCAGGGTGATGCGACAATGATTCGAAATGATTCGGTATGAATGGATTAGTGATTCGAAATGGGTGGTGCTGGCAACAAGGCGACCAACCGCACAAGCCGTTGGCGCACGGCCTGCACCTCGGTCGCCAGCGTCTCAACCTGCTCAAGCACCGCTTCGAGTTGCGCTCGTGTGACCGTGGCCACTGGACGCTCCCCGCGTTTCTTGAGCAGGCGATGGGCTTGGTCTTTACTCAGGCCCGCAATCCGCCCCGCTGCACTTGCATTGCCACTGGCATCATAGGCCTGCCAAAACAGCGTGATTTGGTCAGCCGGAAGGCGACGTGGCATGCGATCTCCTTGAAAAGTTTGCGGTGGGGCGGGGGAACACAGTCACATTGCTGCTCTAGCCCCGCCCACGGCGCAGCCGCACCGCCGCTGATCGTCGCCGAAGCGACATTATGGGTGGGTTCGCCACCACTGTTTCAAACGTTCCACTTCTTCGGTAAACAACCATTCGATCGTGCCCTGCGGTGTAAAGCGTGCGCCGCTGCGCTCGAAGAGTTGATACTGATGGCCATCAGGATGGCGAAAGAAGGGAGTCAGGGCATAGCCCGGCGCAAATTGCGACGGATGCCACAGACCACCACTGCTTTGCCATGCCACTTTGAGTTCAAGCGCCACCGGATAGGTTCCGGCTGGTTGGACCGGAGCGATCAGGGCCGCTCGCCAGTCATAGAAGCTGCGATCCGTCCAGTCGGAAGGATCGGGCTTGCGTCCCGCAGGCAAAGCCACAAAGCGATGGGTTTCGATCGCGCCGAGGACAATTGACCAGTCGGCCATCAGGCGTTGGCAGAGCCATGCGAGGGCCGCGCGTTGCTCGTGAGTCCATGCCTCACCAACCGCGTGATGGCATTCGATGCCAATCGAGCGACTATTGATCCAGTCGTCCTTAGCGGCTCCGGCATGCCAGGCCCGATAGATCGGCGGCAGAATCTCGGCAATCTGGCCGCGTTGGCCAACCAAATAATGCGCACCCACCCCGCTACTGGCTTCCAAGTAGTCGGCTTCAGCTTCAAAACTGCTGCCGCGATTGCCATTGGTCGTGTGAATCACGGCAGAACTGGGCTTGATGCCTTTGGGGCGATAGTCCCAGCCCGTGCCAACGGGGCGGTGATGTTTGCGCCAGCGCAGATCGATCACGAAGGTCATGACGTGGGTGCTCCAAAATGCTTCTGATATTCGGCATGTAACAGGTCAATGAGGAACTTCGGATCAAAGCGTAGGCCCAGCTCGGTCAGATAGCGACTTGCGGCCTCCACGCCCTTGGCTTCAATCTGGTGGCGCACCCCATCCGGCGTAATGCCATAGCTTTGGGCCACCCGCAGGCCGACCTTGATCGCGCTATAGAGGGTGTCCCGCTCTTCGCGACTGAGCAGCGCCGTGGCTTTATCTTCCAACGCCCGGGCGATGCGGCGACCGATCCGCGCGGCGACGGCGAGCGCCAACGGCACAAGCACGGCGAGCAACAGCTGCACAAGAGTACTCAACAAACTGGCGGAAACAGCGGTGGTCATACGGTCTCTCCTTTTTTGCTGGGGCGTGGCCGCGTGCTGGGATTGGGACTAGGGCGCGGCTGCCGGAAAAAGCCAAACATCTCGGCCAACAACTGAGTATGGACTTCTTGCCCTTCGCGCAGACGGCCCATTTCGTCCGACACCACCTCCAGTGTGTGCTTCAGCCCCGTCATGGCAACGGTATTGTCGATAAAGGCGGTCAAGACCTTGGCTTCGGCTTGGCTTTCAGCCTTGCGGCGTTGAGCCACAAGGTCAGGACGCAGGCGTTCTTTGAGCAGTGGCCAGACTTCGCGGTAGAGGAACCACCCCACCAGAAAGAGGCTGGGGCCATACACTTTGAGCAAGTCTCCTTCGGTCATAGGTGGTTCCTCCAACGGGCATAAAAAAAGCGGCCACCAACCCTCAGCTGAGGGTTGATAGCCGCGTCTCGTAACTACTGACTATCCGAATGATTCGATTGTTGCTCCGGTGGCGCTCTAGGCCGCAGCGGATGGACGACGAAGGACTTTGGGCACATCGATGGGAGCCACAATGGGCGCATGATACAGGGTCAGGGCGGCTTCGGTATAGCGATGGCGACTAAAGGTCATTTCGCCTTCAATATACAGCGTGCCGCTGCCGCTCAGGAATTTCAGGGCCAGCGCATCAACGCGGGCTTCAAATTCGTGATTGCTTTCGCCAGGGCGAATCCGATAGGTAAAGCGTGCGCCGAACAGCCGTCGCTGCGTAGATGTGCTGGGTAATGCTGCGTTCGGATCGGGCGGGGTTCCCCACACAAAGTACTTGGTGCCAAATTCCGTTGCATCCGCATCCGGATCGCCATAGATGGTGCGTAGCGTCTCTGGAAGCATATCCCCTCCTCGGTGGGGAAATAAAAAACGCCCCGATGTGTGCGACACATCGTAGGCGGTCATCCGTCCTTACGGTACGAATACTATACCAGCACCCATGTGCGCTTGTCAAGCAATGGTTTGCTGCAACAAATTTCATAGAGTATCGTATACTGTGGGTGTTGAGACTTTAGTTAGTAGGAGGGTTCTACCCATGCGATCTATTCGCTATGCGATCATTCTGTTCGCCATCGTTATCTTATTGCCCCAAAAAATGAGCGCAGCTGTTGCTGTTGATCCCCCGTATTACACAGGCACCTCGTATAACGATAATTCACTGTCACTTACCTACCAAGGTACATGGGAAAATGTACTAAATACAGGAACCTATCCCTATCTGGGTGGCTATCACAAAGGCACTGTTGGAAGTAGTGTTCAATTTGCATTCAATGGCAACACAATAACGTATATGTATGAAACTGGGCCAGCTTTTGGCAAGGCTGAAGTTTTTATCGACAATAAGTTGGTTGAGATTATTAATCAAAACTCGCTCTATAGTAAGTCGCAAGTTAGCCAATCATGGACACTCTCAGCCGGTAATCATACAATCGATATTAAATTAGCAAATGGAGCGAGCGGATATTTCAATATCGATGCTTTTATTGTTGATATCTTGCCCACAAATATCGTTACACCATCGTGGCTCGATAACACAACAACCATTCTGATGTATCAAGGTGCATTATCAGGAATCAATGGAGCAACAGGGGCAATCCAAAATACCTTACTAGAAATGAGTTCTGGTCGAGGATGGTGGGTAATTACACCTGCTCAATCATTCACCTATTACTACACCCAATCACCAAACTACGATAAAGTTGTTATTACCGTTGATGGTGAAGAGATTGGCATTATTGATCAGGAAAGTCAGAATCAAGTACACCAGAAATGGATTAATTTTGATATCGATGCCAATGGCAAGAAATTCCATACGATTCATGTGATGACGATTCCAAATTCGAATAACCAAATTCTCAATACCACGAATCTTGATGCACTCACGTTCAATCCTGCATTAGATACAGAAACAGCACTCTCGATTGAACAAAATACCTATACGGTTCGCGAAGGAAATACCTTACAAGTCAAAATTAAGCTATCAACAGCCGTATCGTATGATGTATCGGTCGCATATAAAACCACCTCGTTATCAGCCGTAGGCTGTAATATCAATCAATGCGATAGCATCGACGACTATATCAATACCCAAGGGAGTGTTATTTTCTCGGCTGGACAAACGGAAAAGGTGGTTTCTATTCCGATAACAACAGGGGATGTGACTGAAGGGACAGAGTTTTTTGCCCTAAATCTCTATAGTCCTTCCAATGCAAGCATCAATGAACAAAATCGATATACCCGCATAAGTATTTTGAATCGTCCATATTAGACTATTCAACGGCAATAGCTATGATCAAAAAGAACCAGAAGTGATGCTTCTGGTTCTTTTTGATCATAGCTATTGATGAATGAGATGCAAATCAGGAACCTCATCCCAAGTTCGACCATCAAGCATACGGCCAGCGAGTTTCTTCGAGCTACGGGCCATTACTTGTTCGTTCTGAGGATTAGGACTCCAGTTGCCCAACTGTTAGATTGGCTCTTATCATAGAATGATGAACAAGCTAGATACAAGTAGAAAAATATACACCAATAAAACGATTTCTCAACAAGCAAATAACGCCCCATGGCAATCCAGTAAAGTGTTGTTTGCGTTGCGATCGCTCTATCTAACTTCAAGGAGATATGACAAATCCTGTTGCGAAACAAACGGCACATGCAAAAATAACTAATGACCCCATACCTAAAAAAGTATGGGGTCATTAGTTATGTGATAACGATAGTATTTAGCTAGGGAATCCAAACCAGATACATCGTTGAAGCTTGGATTCGTCCACCATACACATCACGGAATTCTATAGTAATGGTTTGTCCAATATGTGATTCAATAATGGCATTCGGAACCTCAACTAAAGTAGGATTAGGAGTTCCCGTACCACCATACTCAAATTCAAAAATCGTTTGGTTTCCTGCTTTGAGAACCACTTTATCATCCACAATGCTTGGTGCTGTACCTTGTGCATTCCCCGCAAGAACATATCTCCCACCGCTAGGAATGGGCTGAGGAATTGAAATCGACGTCGTAAAGAAGACTTGGCCAAGGGTGGTGACTGCTTGATCAGGAATAGCTGTTGCATTGATCGGAACAACCATCGATGTTGGTGTTTGCATCAGCATCGGTGCATACTGAGCAAAAAGATTAACCCCATCTTCACTACAGGCAATATCTTTACAGTGGATAACGCGTAATTGTGCTCGAGAGAGATCATGATAGGCGATCAACACCAAGCCATCATTTCCGAGCGCCATATCTTGCGTCCCTATCCACGTTGTTTTATCTAAAATATGGGTCGTTATATCGTTACAGGCAAGGTCAAGACAACGGGAAATATAAAGATCCCTGCGTTGATTACGATCAACAGAGTAACTCACGAGCGGTAATCCATCACTATTGATAATAACTGATGGATGGGTACCCAGCCAAAAATCATCATGATACACATTTGTATAGGTGGTACAAAGAATATTTTCACAGTGAATGATACCTAATTGATCAAATTGAATAGTTTTATAGGTAATGATTGGAAATCCATCACTACCTATGGTCATATCACTATCGGTGTTTGCTTGATAGGTAGCTATAGGAAGCGCTGAAGTCGTTGTTTGTTGGCAAGCGACATCGGAACAGTGAATAAGCATGTGTTGAAGCAGATCATTATCATAGTATAAAATAAGTGGAAATCCATCACTACCGATAGCAGCAACTAAAGGAGAAGATGTTTTTAAGGTATCGGTGAGTTTTGTTGTAGTGATAGCTTGACATTGTGGATCATCACAATGTGATACCTTGATCTGATAATTGTCAGGACTAGAACCAGTCGTACTAAAAATGATTGGGTTACTATCACTTCCTATAAGAAGCTGGCTATTTCCACCACTGTGAATAGGTTTAGTCTGAATACTCGTACAACTAATATTTTGGCAAAAGGCTAAGAATATTTGCCCGCCCACGTTATAGATAATTTTCCCTAAACCATCCCTTCCAATGGTAAGTTCAATACTCCCGAACTCGGTAGTCGTTGTAACAAGAGGAGTAATAGTTGCGGTGCGGCAAGCGACATCATTACAATGGGCAACCTTGAGTACTTTAGCTGTTTCATCCCAATACGCAATTAAGCCTAATCCATCTGACCCTATGGCAAGTGATTGCCAGTTATCAAGAACCCCGCTAGCATCAATAACGGCATGGGAAAGTGCTTGGGATGTTGCTTGGCTAGAAGACGCAGGAGCGGTGCTGCATAAACTGAAAAGCAGGATCAATGCGAAGAGCATACGGACACGATGGTACGATACCAT